GCGGTATGTGGTTAGGCTTTATAAAGGAGATGTAAATACATGATTATAAAATATGATGAAAAGGACGAAGAAACACTTAAAAGATTGCTTGGAAACAAAAACTTGACAATAGGTCTTGACGTTGCAAAAGGAAAAGACAAAAGCGTTGAAGTCACGTATTGTATAAGAAATGGTTGCGATATTATCAAGACAGATACAATAAGTTTTCCTAGCAATAGCGAAGAAAATACAACAAACTAAAGGATCAAGAATGAAACTTGTAATTTATATTTTTTCTTCATTATTCATTTTGGCGTCTTTGCTGATGATGGCGGGCGCCGTTCTGTTGGGTATTGTGGAGTTCTTTAAACATTAAAGGAATTTATTATGTGCGAATATTGCGAAGGTGGCAAGCCTGTACACGAAAACAACGTTTGCTTTATGGCTGGTTCAATTCGTTTTATCCATATTGTAAAACAAAAATTTGGCCATTATCTTTCTATTTCAACTTGGGGAAAGCTTGGCAAAAAACAGAAGTTTATAAAAATCCAATATTGCCCGATGTGCGGGCGCAAACTAAACAAACAACCGCCAGCGATGGCAAAGGAAAATAAAGATGTGTAACGAAAACGTAAACGCTAACGCGACCGATAACGCGCAAATGCGCCCTGTTGACCGCGCCGAAGCAAAAATTGGCATTGGCGAAAGCCCTTTTTTGCCTTACAATCAAAGTCTTGTTAAAAGCACACGTTTGATAGATCTTGCAAGGGAAATGGACTGTCTTACCGAAAAGATTTGTAATCTGACCGCTTTTTTGGAAGTAAAAGATTGCGAAAAGATCGCGGGCGCCAAACAAGTTGAACTGATGCGTAGCCAGCTAAAGGCTATGGAAAACTACAAGTTTTTCTTGTCTTGCCGTATCGCGGATTTGGCGCTTTCCGATTTGGAACCGAAAGAAAAAGAAGAAAGCAAGTAGATTTTAGCTATATGCTATGTAGGGTATGCGGCGATTGTCGCAGAACGAAGCCCAAGCGCACGATTTCGCGGTGGACTAACTTTTTGTTAGTGTGTTTAGGGCGTTAGCAGGTTTAGTCCAGACGCCCGTAAATGTTAGTAGCTTCTTGTCTAATATCGTTTAGGACACGCGAACAAAAAGGCGTGAACAGCGCTCCATCTAGGGCGTGAGTGTTCGCAAAGACATAACTCTAAAACAGACACGCTAGAACGTGTTTGGTAGCTTTCAAGGATTCCACGCGGTCAAGTACCTTGAAAAAACAACGTGGGGGCCATCCTATATTTTAGGATGGCTTTTCTTTTTGAAAAAACTAATTTAAGGGTATAACCGAAAAGGGGCTTAAAATGGACAAAAACGAAAACAAAATGGAAAACGGAGCCGTTGAAGAAAAGGACTTTTTGACCGCTATCGTTGACTTTTTTGAAAAATTGGCCGAAAAATACGAATTTGACGAAAACGAACAGGCGGAGTTCCGCGAAATCCTGTTTGGGGGCGAGAACGCCCGCAACGCTGGCCCGATGTATGACGCCGAAGCCGTTGAAATGGTAGAAGATACCGAAGAACCCGAAACCGAAGAGGACTAGCAAGATGGCAAGGCCAAAGAAAGCACAAGCCGAAGCGCCGAAGGCTGAAACGAAGCCCGAAGCCGTTGAAGCGGAAAAGGCGCCAGAAGCGCCCGAAACGCCGAAGGCGGACAACGTACCGAGCGAGGACAAAAACGCACTTGAAACGCGCGTTAAGACCCTTGAAACGATCGTTACGAACCTTGGCAAGCGGATTGCAGAATTGGAACGGGTAACGGCATACCGCAAGCCAGTAACCAGCGCCGATATTTTAGGCTTGTAAAATAAATAGCGTTCACGCGGAACGCATTAAAACGCGAGGGGCAAATGGAATATTTGCAAAACATAAATTTTCCTTTTTTTGGGAAATTTTCGGCTTTTAACGGCTGTTTTACTGATTGTTGCCCCCCCTTTCTAAAGGGGGTTTTTTGTGCCTAAAGTCAAAAATCCCGTTGGGAACCCGAATATTGTAGAAGCGGGCAAGAAAACGCAGATTACTCCCGAAACCGCAAACGAATACAGGCTGAAAGGGCTTGCAATTCGGCGCCATTTGACAGAACAGAAAAAGGTTTGGGAAACACCAGCCGACCTACCGAAAGAACAGGCGGAATTTTTCGCTATGTTCGGATTTGTCGGTCCGCGCCAAAAGCTCATTGACAATAAATATAAATTCGCGTACAAGGCGCTTAAGAAAGCCTATGACAAAGGCGACCTAAACAACATTATCAAGTTTTTCCAGATGGTAGGTTTGGATTGGGCGGCTGACGCGGCGCAATTTATCGCGGCTTTCAACGCGACTATAAACAAGCCCGAAGAAACCGACAAGAACGAACCTGTTGAATTTGTCATTACGAGAGTTGGCGGAGATGCGTAAAATACCAATCGGCTTTCTACCGCACCAAGACGACCTTTATTTTAATAATTCACGAATAAAGGGGCTTTATTGCGGGCGTGGCGCTGGCAAATCGTTCTATATGATTACAAGCGCGGCTTGCGACCTTGTACAAGGATTGCGCGTCCTGTACTTTTGCCAGACGAACAGCGTTATGGAAGGCCAATTTTTGCCCTTCATCATAGAAACCCTTGAAAATTGGGGCTTTAGCCCGAAAGTCAACGAAAAGAAACATATTATTAGCTTGCCCAACGGCGGAAAGCTGTTTTATTTTTCCTATGAAAACTACAAGAAAAGCCGCGGCGCTACCAAGATCCGAAAGATTTACTTTGACGAAATAGCGCTGGCGCCGAAGCCTACTTTGTTATTTTCGGCGGTGGCTCCCTGTATGCGAGATTCGGGAGGCATTACCGAACTGATATTTGCCAGCACACCGAACAAGGGGAGCGAATGGGATAAATGGGTTAAAAGCCCGAAGCCCGAAAAATTCGTTATTACGGGCGTCACGATGGACGATAACCCGAAGGCAAGCGAGGAAGAAAAACAGCTAATCAAAGACCTTATTAGCGGCGATCCGAATTTTTTACGCCAAGAGTTCTACGGGGAAATTCTTGACGATGATTTAGCGTTTTGCGTATTGCACAGCGCAGACTTTCCGCAATTCCAGCAGAGCAGACGCGGCTTTGTTTCTATCGGTTGCGATTGCGCGGGCGAGGGGCGCGACAAGTTTGTATTTTCCGCAATTGACGAAAGCGGCATTTTGGAGCTGGTGGAAACAACGAAGGCCGACACACAATCGCAGTTCTCAATTGTCCGCGAATTGGTACACAAATACGATGCGTTGCAGATCGTGATAGACAATACGGGCGGTTTCGGCAAGGGGCTTTATGACCTTTGCAAGCGGGCTTTCCTTGTCAACGGGCGCGAAGTTGAAGTTATCGGCGTAAACTTTGGCGAGGGCGCCGAAGATAAAAAGAGCTATGCAAACGCCCGCGCGGAAATGTACTTTGTGTTTGCCGAAGGTGTCAAGAACGGCTTTTTCGTTTCCAGCGAAGCGGCCCGCGAAGAATTGACGCATACAACTTACTTTAAGACCAATTCGGGAAAGGTTCAATTGATAGACAAGGAAGAAATAAAGGCCCTTATTGGCCGTTCCCCCGATACGGCAGATTCGCTTTGCCTTGCTTGGTACAAGCGCAAGGATATAAAGGCCCACGCGGACGCCAGGCAGGTTGCGGCGGCGTTCCTAAAGGCTTTCGGGCATTAAAAAACTAATTTATGGGTATGAAGCTAAAAAGTTTTTACTACGAGAATTTCCAGCCGAAGCGCTTGAATGGCGATTTGGTGGAACTTTGCGCCGATTTGGTGGTAAATCTTTTTACAGATGTTGGCTATTTTGTGGTAATTCTTAAGGCTGGGTTCCGATGGAACGGCGCCAGCGTTCCTTGGCTTTTGCGCTGGTTTTTGCCGAATTGGAGCAAAAAAGACGATGGTTTTAACGTTTTGAGCGCCTTTCACGATGGCGCCTTTGCCAGCTACGGCTTTAACGGGCTTTTGACCTTTGAACAATGCAACGATATTTACAGGGGCGGTTTGCGCGAAATAGGGTTTGGACGCTTCAAGGCTTCCAGCGCCTGTTTTAGCGTTAACACCTTTGCAAAAAACCATTTTGGGCAAGACGAAAACAACATTAGGCACTTGTGCCAATGCGAAAAGATAAGCGGGTAAGTATGCAGAAATATACCGAAAAGGAACAGCAAGAAATTATAAAGGAATGTGGCGAATTTTTACAAGATTCGTCTAACACGTTCAAAGACGATGTAAAGCGACAGGTAGACCAGCTTGAAATGTTCGGCGGCAATTTCTGGACTGACAGCGTTTGCAAGACTTACCGCCGCACAAACAAGTTGCGCCCCAACTTGCATTTTTCCAATTGGGAAGTATTGCGTAACGCCGCCGTTAGCCCGTTTAGCGCTTCCCCTTGGCACATTGCGCTTGAAAATACCGAAAGCAAGAAAACGGAAATTGACAAGGGCGAAGAAAACGCCGCTACCACCAACCAAGAAACGCAAAAGGAAATTGACAGCTACGAAGCGGATAGCGATTGCAAGACAGCCTACATTGAAGGTGTCGGGCGCGGTTTCATTTGCGGCGCTGGCTACTACCTTCTTGGAGTTGAAACTGACGAGTTGACGGGCCAGAACAAGATTTGCGGCGAATTCGTGACGCGCCAAAATTCCGTTGCCTTTGACCCCAACGCAACAGCCGTTGACGGGAGCGATGCGGAGCAGGGCGCGATTGTAAACTATATTTCTTTGACGAAGGCCAAGCGCCTTTATGGTAACGGCGTTGTTCCGATGGACTACCCGAATGTTCAACCAACGCTTACTTTCGTTGACATTGGGCAATGGCCCAACGTTGCAAACAAGATCCAAATTGTAACGTATTACCGCAAGAAAAATGTTGAAGTCAAGGTTGACGAAAACAAGACCGAAAAACGCACGATTGTAGAATGGTTCAAGATTTGCGGCAACGCAATTATTGATTCGGGCGAATTGCCTATTAGGTATATTCCCATTGTGCGCTTTGCTGGTTTCGCCACCTTCCGCAACGGCGAAGTTATCTATACGGGCATTATTGATAAAACGTTTAGTTTGCAGTTGGGCATTAACATTGCCTATTCTACTATGGTGGAACGAGCGGGCCGAAGCGTGAAGGCCAACTACATTACAAACGTTGATTCCGTAGACGGGCTTGATGCGTATTACAAGAAACTAAACGAAGATGATAGCTTGCTGGTTATGTACAAGGGCGACAAGCCGCCTATACCTGTACAAGAAAGCTTTGTTACAAGCGACCTTTCCGATATGATCGCGAACACCCGCAATTTGTTGTCCGATGTTGTCGGCATACCTCTTACGGGCATTAACGGCATTAACGAAAGCAACAAGACCGCGACCGAAGTTTTGCAACAGCAAGCCAACGCGGAAAGCAACGTTGCGAGCATCTACAATAACGCATACAAGGCAACACGCACTATTGGCCGTATCGTAATACAGCTCATTACGGGCGGCGTTGACCTTAAATTTACGCTTGAAAACGGCCCCGCCATTATTAGCCAGAATATGAAGAAAAGGCAAGAATTGGCGATGGTTGCAAACCTGTTGCCCGACAACCTAAAGCCGCTTATGGCGCTTTACTATGTTGACACGATCAAGAGCGAACAAAGCAAGGAAATAAAGGCCGATATTATAGCCAACTTGCCGACAGACTTGAAGCTTGTAGGCGACAAGCCGACCGACCCCGCCGCTATCCACGAATTGCGCCGTATGCAAGTTATTTGCGATGGCTTGGCGGAGCAATTGGAAGCGACAAAGGCCGAAAACGAGGAACTTAAAAAGCAATACGAAAGCGCCGAAATGAGCCTGTTAAATACCCGCGAACAGCGCGCGGACGATATGGAACGCTTCCGTATTTCGGAAACAAACAAGATGAACCTTGAAACGGCAAAGCTTGAAAGCCAGAACGCGAAGGCGGCGGCGGAACTTGCCATAAAGAACAAGGCCGTAAACGCCGATATGCAGAGGGCCGCGACCGAAGCGGAACAGGCGGCTGTTGATACGGCGGAAAAGATAGCGGGGGGCGAAAATGCAGTTTGATAGCCAAGTTGGGCCGCAATTGACCCTAAACGCCCTATTCAAGAACAGCGGGCGGGCCTTCAAGAACGCGGCGTTTATGCAGACGCCAGCGGAACACGAAAGGGCCATAAGGAAGTTTACCAAAGAGCGCGAAAGGCAATTTATACGGGCTGGAATGACGCCCGCGCAAGTTGCCAACGCGAAGAAACGCGCAGAAGAATGGGCAAAGAACTATGACGAGCCGAAGAAGGTAGAAAAGTATTGGAAGGGCGACCAAGAGCCGCGCCGACCTATCCAAATTTCTAGTTCCTTCATCGGCGGCGTTAGGATCGTTCCCAGCCTTGGCCTTGCCCGACTGAATTTAAACGGGCGTTCCTATTCGTATTCGTTGACGCCCGAAATGGTGGGCAAGATGATTACAAGCAACAGCCTTGGCAAGTTCTATAACGGGCGTATCAAGGCGCATACGGGGCTAATGACCAAGAACAAAGCCCTTGGCTGGTAAGTATACCTAAAGACCAAATAAACCAACAGAAACCGCCCTAGAAAGGCGGTTTTCCTTTTTGTGGTATGGTTGGAAGGGTAAGGGCGAAAACGTCCCCAGAACGCGCGTATTGTCGGGTTACGATTTTGACGAAAAAAAAACGATTTAAGCAATAGGTAAGCAATTGCTTTTCAATTGGTTTGTAATTGCTATGTGATTTTTTCACTTTCGGAAAGAAATTTTATAAAAAATCGTAAATGAAAGCGAAAAATTAAACAAAATGTTGAGTTTTTGAGCGAAAAACAACGTTTTTCGTAATTAAGCAATTGCTTTGCTATTGCTTTGCAATAGGTAAGCTATTCTGTCTTATTGTCTATATTACTATTTTACTATCTATTTCTTTATTTTCTTTTGGTTCTTTTCTTTTTTTCTTTGTCCGTTCCGAAAAAAAACTTTTTTGTGGGAATTGTGGCCAAAAAACTAATTTATGGTTAAAGGTGGAATTAACCGCCTTTCGTTCACGCGGAACGTACAAAACGCGTCTTGGAGCGTAAAGCTTATGGCAATGACTACCGAAGAAGTCAACGAATACCTGAACCAGCAGAAGGCGGCACAGGAAAACGGAACTGAAACGGAAACCAATAACCCGCAAGGGAAAGAACCCGAACCAAAGACAGAAACGGCGGATTCGCAAACCGCAACGGCTGACGATGGCAAAGGCGAAGGCCCCGACAACCAACCCAGCGGCGCTGACGCTGGCGGCGAAGACGGAAGCGAAACCAAAGGCGGAACGCCCGAAGGTTCCGAACACTTGGCGGCTGGATCGGAAGGCGAACCCGATACAGAGAAAGACAAAAAGCCTACGGCGGAAGAACGTTGGGCAAAATCTTTCCGAAAAGAAAAAGACAAGCGGAAACGGCAAAACCAGCAATACCAAGCCGAGATTGAACGGCTAAAGCGTGAAAACGCCGAATTGAAGGGCAAGTTGGGCAATGGCGATTTCAAGGCTGACAAAGACAGCGTTTCGGCCCTTGTTAAGATGCAGACTAACGAAAACGAAATTTCGCGTTTGCAGACGGAACAGGTTAACAACCAAATGGCCGATGATATGGCGGAAAATGAACGCCGCGTAAATCTTTGTTTCCCAGACGAGAAAGACCGCCAAATTTACGCGCAGTTGCTCCAAAATTCGGGTACGGCTTTCGTTGAGAAATTGGACGCCGCAGATCCCGAAGGGGTTATTTTGGGGTGTCTAGACGATTGCGAAATTTCGCCTATCGTATTGCGGGTTCTTATGACGCGCCCCGCCTTCTTGAATGACATTTTGTCCAAGAAAACGCGGCACGGAAAGGAAGTTGCTTTTGACCAGCTTGTCAACCAATGCAAGGTGGCGGACAAGATTATCCGCGCCAAGCAGAAGGAAAAAACGGCGCAAGCAAAGGACACCCAGAAGGCGGGCGCAAGGGCTGGTTTGCAGAACATCAAGCCGACAGGCCGACAAGCCAACAAAGGCGAAGGCGGCGGCGGCAACGTTGTAAAGAACGAAGCCTATTGGAACCAATTTTTGGGCGAACACCCGCGCGGGCGTTAAGTCAAAAAACAATTTTCAATAGGGGTTATCTATGCCTAATACAATCAAGACTAACAGCCTTACCGAGCTTATCGCGGTAAGGTTTGCCGAAGCCGCCAGCTACCTTGTCAACGGCTCCAAGAAATACTTTGCAGGCCAGCTTGAAGGCAAGCGCAACGGCCAGACTTACAAATTCGTTGTCCGCGATACGGGCGAAGCTGTCAACAGCCTTGCTATCGGCGGCGGCGACAAGGTTAGCGTTGTGGAACGCGAAGTTTCGCTGACGCTTGACCCTTGGCATATTGGCGTCAAGACCAACGCGATTGAAAGCGTTACGGATCTTAATTGGGACAAGGAAATTGCCCAGCCGAACAGCCAGAAACTTGTTAACGCCGTTACCCGCAAGGCCGTACAGGGCGACTTGGGCAAATGCGGTACGGCGTTTGTTGGCGAAGGCTTCTTGCCGCTTTCCCGCGCAAGCGCCCACCTTGCCAGCGTGACCAGCGAAAAGCTCTACGGATTTATTGACCCGAACATTGAAGCGGTGCTGACCAGCAACGGCCAGCAGTTTGTGCCTGTTGGCGCTCCCCCGATGTACAAGACGGGGCTTTTGGGCGAGTTCCACGGCGCCGAATACCGCGCA